AGAGGTACTGACCGATACCAGAAATGCCCGTTTCGATACCTCGCGCCCAGCTTCTGCCCGAAGCCCACGGCATCGGAGAAACTTCCCAAACGTCCTCGCGTGCTGGCATGAAGATCGTCCAGTTTGCGCCATCTGGAACGGTCCCAACAAACTGAAGCGCTGTCTTTTCGAACAAATCTAAAATTGGCTGAATCGGCTCGTCGCCATCGTAAAAGCCGATGTAAGAAAATAAATTGCCGTATCCGCCAAGAGTGCCGCTAGTGTTCGGAGAAGATGGGCCAGCTAAAATTTCTTTTGTGATTGGATGATCAAGGAACTCTCGGATCATTCTCCGCTTGATTGCATTGAAGCGTGCAGTAACTTGCTTCTCGAAAGATCTGCGAATGATTTCGCCAGATTCGCGAGCGATCAATGCTTCAACATCACGGGGAAGTCTTGCCATTTTATTCGTTAATCGGAGTCAAGAGAAACGAGTAGTATCTTGGGCCAAACATTCCGTTTGGTTTGTAATCTGAGACGAACTGGTAGCGGCGACCATCAAACTCGACTTTGCGAGCTTCTTTTAGGTAAGGCCATGCAGCTGCGTCAACTTTAACCTTAACTGTTCCTGCGGGATACAACATTCGTGTCTGATTAGTTGATCCGGGGTACATGGGCTTGTCGTTAGACAAGTATCTAATCTTTGCCTTAAACGTGTAGGACTTTGTAGTGTACGTTGGTTCGTTAACGGCACGGGAATCGTCTGCTCCATAGAATGCATTGTAGCTACTAGAAGTTGTTAGAATCGTCATTTCTGGATTCATGATAACAGTAATGGTTCGTTGAAACGTCTCGAAAACGTCATCAAAAATACTGTTAATGTAGGATTTTTGAGAATCAGAAATGTATGAGGTTGGCATATTTTTCTTTACACTTTTTATCTCTAATCTATTATATAGTAAGGCAAAAGGTTATGACGGGCAAAGAATACCTGAACGACAGGGTTAAGGTTAACACCTCTGATTTATTCAAGAGGATGTTAATGATTTTGGAAGACATTAAGCATGAACATGATAGGCAATTTGCAAAATTGCTAGAAGCTGCGCCCGAAAGCTTCAAACCAGTTGTCTCCCAAGCTAACTATCTAGATGACGAGAAAGCCGCATATTTGCGGAAACGTATCTTAGATGTTGGCAACGAACTGCTTAGAAAACTAGCTTCTGAGCTAGAGCAAGTTCGCGTCGAATTTCACCATACATTTAAACAATAACATGAAAGAACTCTATAGTTTCACCGTAAATCTCGAAAAAGAAGTCGAAAAGACCGAGACTAAAGAAGAAGACGGCAAGACGATCACCGTTACCCAAAAGGTAAAGGAAGAGGTTCCCGTGAAGCTAATCATCAAGCAGCCTTCGCGAAAAAATATCGAAGATGCCGATCTTCAGTACAGCATCGAGATGTCTTCGTGCATCAAGAAGGGCATCTTGACGCGAGGGATGTTAATGAAGAAGTACGCCGATACGGGCGGCATTCTTACCGAGAGTGACGCTCAAGAAATGCTCAAGATCTACGGAACTATTGCGGGTTTGGAACAGGAGTATGTCGGTATGGTTGCGCGTACTGAAAATCGCGACAAAGAAAATGAAACGCGCATTCTTGAGAAGATTATGGCAGGGAAGCAGCGGCTAATGCAACTAGAGTCGTCGTATTCGAATTTGATTTCGAACACTGCCGATATGATTGCGGTCAATAATGTTATCCGCTGGTATTGTTTGACTCTTATTCATAAGCAAACTCTGCCAGATGGTCAGATCGAGCCAATGTTCCCCGGTTATACTCTCGAAGACAAGATCGAGACGCTGCACAAGCTCGATGAAGAAGAAGATCCGTTGTATACAAAAACTTACAAAAAGCTGGCCAGCTTTGTAGCTTTCTGGTACTACAGCAAGAACGCGACTCGCGAAGACTTTGACTCTCTGAACAAAGACATTGAAGAAGGACGATTCATTAGCGAGTAAGCTTTTCCTGCTGTTTTATGAGATATCGAAAGGTTTCGCAAAAAGAGATTTTTGCGGGAAAGATATTTACATCAAACATCTAGGAGTTAACGAAAAATCGTTTTTCGACTATCGTTATCAAGAGTTTTTAAAGCACGCTAAAGATGCTGAAATTCCGACTGAAGACGAGGCTCTGAAAAAAGCCAGTGAAGAAGGTTTTTGGACAGACTCTGACGAGAAGGAGATCGAGACGACAAAAAGCTATATTGATCGTCTCGTAGGTACGAGAAAAAGTCTTTTTCGGCAACTTGAGATCAAAGAGATCAACGAGCAAATAACTGCCGAAAGAGAGAAGTTACACAAAAAAATTCAACAGCGGCGCGAAGTTCTCGGTAAGACCGCTGAAGAATATGCGAGCAACAGGTCAAATGACTACATCATTTACCAAAGCTTATACAAAGATGAAAGTTTAAAAGAGCGTCTATTTTCGAAAGAAGATTTCGAGGAAATCACTTACGAAGACCTTATTCGTTATATTTTGTTTTATAACGAGTATATGACCGAGATCGAAGACCTGAATTTACAGAAGATCGTTTTGGCCGACTTCTTTCAGGTCTACTTCTTAGTTTTGGAGCAGCCGGTTCAATTCTTCGGTAAGCCAATGATCGAACTAAGCGACTTGCAAGTTCGATTAATCGTTTACGGCAAGATCTTTAAGAACATATTCGAGACAACACAGAACATTCCAGACAACATTCGTCAAGATCCAGAGGCGTTGTTGCAATACGTCGATAAGACAAAGGCCAAAGAGCGTTTCGACTCGAAGAAAAAGACTAATGAAAATGCTAGCGCCGAGATGGTGTTCGGCGCAACAAAGGAAGAATTGCCGCAAGGAGCCGAAAAAGGCAAATCGCTCAATAAAATCATGCGCGAGAAGAAGGTTATGAATATGGAGGAGCTAATGAAATTACATGGTGAGGAGTAACTTTTGGGTGTAAATAACTCAAAAGGTCAAAGAATGGCAAAAGGAATCCAAGTACCCGTAACGCAGACTGGGCTAACTCAGTCCATCAATCAAGCGGTAAAACAGGTCGGAGCAGTTAATCTGCCCGTTAATGTAAATCCTGCTGCGTTCAAGAACCTTTCACAACCACTTGGTAGAATCACGGGTCTTGCCACCGAGTTTGAAAAGTCAATTGCGGCATCTAATGCGCGTGTTATCGCATTCGGCGCGTCAGTAGGTATCATCAATAGCTTTCAGAACGCCCTTTCTCAACTTGTAAAAACGGGCATTGAAGTTCAAAAAACTCTTGCCGATATTTCTGCTATCAGTGGGGCAACTGGCGTTGAGCTTTCTAAGCTCTCAGATGGTATTTTCGATGTTGCCAAAAATACGGGTCAGTCGTTCAAAACGGCATCTGAAGCTGCACTAGAGTTTTCTCGCCAAGGTTTGACGTTAGAAGAAACGATCAAGAGAACGAACGATGCGTTAACACTGAGCCGCTTTACTGGTTTAAGCGCAGCCGATTCGGTAGATACTCTAACTGCCGCATTTAACTCGTTCCAAGAGTCTGGAGTCACTACGGCAGAAATTCTGAATAAGTTAGTCGCAGTTGACTCGGCTTATGCAGTTTCTGCTGCTGACCTTGCAAAAGCTATTTCTCGCGTAGGTTCAGTAGGTATCGAGGCTAGATGAACTTAATGCTGCGGTAACGGCAGTTCAGCAGAGAACTGCGCGTGGTGGTGCAGTTATTGGTAACGCATTCAAGACGATTTTTACAAACCTTAGATCCGAGAATGCGATCAAGGCTTTGCGCGATATTGGAGTAGAGTCTCTTGACCTTCAGGGAAATTTAAAGCCTTCGCTACAAGTTATTAAAGAACTTGCGGTTGCTGTGCAAGGTTTAGGAGAGGGTGAACGTGTTCAGATTTTAGAAACGGTCGCTAGTAAGTACAACATTAACATTTTGTCTGCACTCATTGGCGATTTGACGGATAAGCAGAGTGCATTTACTGGAGCGCTGGAAAAGAGCGCCAATGCAGCGTCAGAAGCTTACGATAGACAAAAGCAGCTAAACGAAACTTTGGCGGCGGCGATTAACAATACGACCGTTTCCGTAACGCAACTTTTCAACAAGCTCTCAGAGATTGGAGTAAACGAAAATCTAACTGTGCTGCTGAAGTTTGTAAACGATTTACTATCTGGTTTCAATAAGCTGCTCGACTCTGAAAGCGTCGGAGGAAACATTGCGAAGGGTTTGATCAAAGGGATCAGTGACGTATTCTTTACTGTTGGTTTGCCAATTATTGCGGCCATCTTCGTAAAACTAACTCGCGATATTGCTCAATTCGGTATCGAGTCTTTAAAAACTATTCTCGGCATCAATCAACAGGTGCGCGAGCGTCAGGCTCTTGAACAAGCCGTAGTAAATACGCTAATTAAAGATCAGCAAGTAATGGCTACGATTCTTGCTCTGAGTGGAGACAGGGCAAAGCAAGAGCAGTATTTACTTAATGTTTACAATCAGCAGATCGCCGCACTACAAAAGGTTCAGAGCATCGCACAATCTGTTGCTCCTGCTCTTCAAGGCGCTGGACTTAGCGCGACATCTGGTCAAGTTCGCAGACGCGCAGCTGGTGGTTATCTGCCAAGTCAAGAAGCCTCCGATGTTCGTCGCGGTGTTGGCGGCGCAAGTCTATCCTCAAAAGTAGTTTCGATTCCAAATTTCGCATTTGGCGGCGGCAAGCACGGGACAATGATCGCCAATACGAGCGAGTATATTGTTCCTAATTTTGCGAACGGTGGGTCGGCAATCTTTAATCCTGATATGGTTAAGGCTTATGGATTGCCAGCGGGAGCCAAGAAGATCAATGCGTCTGGCGGCTTTATTCCAAATTTCAAAAAAGGCGAAAATCCAACTA